CGGAAGCGAAGCAGGAGTGGGAACGGTTATGCGAGAAGCTGAACCAGATTGGTGTGTTGACAGAAGTGGATATGGCTGCGTTTGCGGCGTATTGTCAGTCGTATGCCAGATGGAAGGAAGCGCAGGAGCATATCGACGCTGAGGGTTCCACTTTTGAAACAGAGAAGGGATATCAGCAGCAGACTCCTTGGGTTGGTATTGCGAATACGAATCAGAAGCTGATGCTGCAGGCGGCAGCGGAGTTCGGTTTGACACCGTCTGCCAGAACAAGGATTGTGGCGGCGATTAGTTCTGATAAGGATTCTGAGGATGAGATGGAAGCATTGCTTGGAGGTGGTTCTTAGTGGCACAGGAAACAAGACCAAAAGGGTATCCGAAGCTAAAGAACTACAAACCGAGTCAGTTTATGCTTCCGACTTCTCATTACGATAAGGCGAAAGCAGACCGGGCAGTGAAGTTTATTGAGAACCTTTGTCATACGAAAGGAAAATGGTGTGGTAAAAGGTTCTGGTTGCTTCCGTGGCAGGAACAGTTAATACGAGACATTTTCGGAATTGTAAAGGCGGATGGTAACCGACAGTTCCGGACGGCATTTGTGGAAATCTGCAAGAAAGTGGGTAAGTCGGAGCTGGCAGCAGCCATTGCATTGTATCTGCTTTATGCGGACAATGAACCTTCGGCAGAGGTGTACGGAGCGGCAGCTGACCGACAGCAGGCGAGTATTGTATTTGATGTGGCAAGACAGATGGTGGAGATGTCTCCGGCTCTGCTCAAGCGTTCCAAGATTATGGGAGCGACGAAGCGGATTGTCAATTACGGAAATGCCGGATACTATCAGGTGCTTTCTGCAGAAGTAGGCGGTAAGCATGGTTTTTCGGTGTCGGGACTTGTGTTTGATGAAATTCATACACAGCCGAACCGACAGTTATACGATGTTTTGACGAAGGGTTCTTCGGATGCCAGACAGAATCCGCTTCATTTTATTATTACCACGGCAGGAACTGACAGACATTCCATTGCGTATGAACTTCATACTAAGGCGGTGGATATTCTGGAGGGACGACGTGTGGATCCGACGTTTTATCCGGTGGTGTATGGGCTTAAGGATGATGAAGACTGGGAGGATGAAGCAAATTGGTACAAGGTGAATCCGTCGCTTGGATACACGGTGGACATTGAGCGGTTGCGTGATGCATACCGGGAAGCAAAACAGAATCCCGCGGATGAAGTTACGTTCCGGTGGCTCCGTATGAATCAGTGGGTATCCAGTACAACAGCATGGATTCCTGACCAGATATATCAGAGAGGCAATGAAGAGATTGACTTGAAGGCTCTGGAGGGGAGAGATTGCTACGGTGGGCTGGACTTGTCCAGTACGGGAGATATTACGGCATTTGTGCTGATGTTTCCACCGAGGAACGAAGAGGAAAAGTATATTATTCTTCCGTTCTTTTGGGTGCCGGAGGAAACGATACCACAGAGAGTCAAGGCTAACTCGGTGCCGTATGATGTGTGGGAACGGCAGGGGCACTTGCTGGCAACAGAGGGAAATGTAATTCACTATGATTTCATTGAAAAGTTCATTGAAGAGCTTGGAGAGAAGTATCATATCTTGGAGATTGCGTTTGACCGGTGGGGTGCTACACAGATGGTGCAGGATTTGGAAGGTATGGGATTTACAGTAGTACCGTTTGGACAGGGCTACAGCAGTATGTCGGCTCCGACCAAGGAATTTTACAAGATTCTGATGGAAGGACGGATGATACACGGTGGACATCCGGTGCTCCGGTGGATGGCAGGTAATGTGGTGATTGATACAGACCCGGCAGGAAACATTAAGGTGACCAAGGCAAGGTCGAAGGAGAAGATTGACGGCATTGTAGCGGCAATCATGGCTCTGGACAGATGTATCAGAAATCAGGTGCAGCCACAGGGCAGTGTGTATGATGAGAGAGGATTACTTGTATTTTAGAAAGAGGTGAGCGGTTATGGGAATTTTCAGTGGGATTTTTAAGTCGAGGGATGCTCCGGTAAACAGAACTGCGGGCAGTGCCTACAGCTTTTTTCTTGGGAACAGTACGGCGGGGAAGAGAGTGAATGAGAGGTCTGCGATGCAGATGACGGCGGTGTACAGCTGTGTGCGTATTCTGTCGGAGTCGGTGGCAAGTCTTCCATTGCATCTTTACAGGTATACGAAGAATGGGGGAAAGGAAAAGGCGGTGAGTCATCCGCTTTATTTTTTACTTCATGATGAGCCAAATCCGGAAATGACTTCGTATGTGTTCCGGGAAACTTTGATGACGCACCTGCTTCTGTGGGGAAATGCGTATGCGCAGATTATTCGGAACGGCAAGGGAGAAGTGATTGCGCTGTATCCGTTGATGCCGGACAGAATGACGGTTGACCGGAACGAGAAGGGCGAACTTTATTATGAGTATCAGATGAGTTCGGATGATGCGAAGATTAATAAGGAATCGACGGTGCAGCTCAAGAGGGAGGATGTGTTACATGTTCCGGGGCTTGGGTTTGACGGACTGGTCGGTTATAGCCCGATTGCCATGGCAAAGAATGCAATCGGCCTTGCCATTGCTGCGGAGGAATATGGAAGTAAATTCTACGCCAATGGTGCAGCTCCGTCCGGGGTGCTGGAGCATCCGGGAACATTGAAAGACCCGTCGAAGGTTCGGGAGAGCTGGACACAGACCTTTGGTGGAAGTGCCAATGCAAACAAGGTGGCAGTGTTGGAAGAAGGTATGAAGTATACGCCGATTTCCATTGCGCCGAATGAGGCTCAGTTTTTGGAAACAAGAAAATTTCAGATCAATGAGATTGCTCGAATTTTCCGAGTGCCGCCGCATATGGTCGGTGACTTGGAGAAGTCGAGCTTTTCTAATATTGAGCAGCAGAGTCTGGAGTATGTGCAGTATACTCTGGCACCGTGGATTGCAAGGTTTGAGCAGTCGATGGTTCGTGCACTGCTTTCTGTTAGTGAGAAGAAGGACTTCTTCATCAAGTTCAACGTGGACGGATTGCTCCGGGGGGATTACCAGAGCAGAATGAGCGGTTATGCAACGGCACGTCAGAACGGTTGGATGTCAGCAAATGATATCAGGGAGTTGGAGAATCTTGACCGCATCCCGGCAGAACAGGGTGGGGATTTGTATCTCATTAACGGAAATATGACAAGGCTTGAGGATGCGGGGATTTTTGCACCGGCCTCGAAGAAAGGAGAAGAGAGCGATGAGGAAGTTCTGGAACTGGCAGAGCCGGAAGGTTCTGAATCAGGAGACGCAGGTGGAGACAGTGGAGAGAACGCTTTACCTGAACGGAACAATCGCAGAGGAAAGCTGGTTTGATGATGATGTGACACCGCAGATGTTTAAGGATGAGCTGCAGGGTGGCTCCGGGGATATTACCGTGTGGATTAACAGCCCCGGTGGTGACTGTGTGGCGGCGGCTCAGATTTACAACATGCTTCGTGAGTACAAGGGCAATGTTACAGTGAAGATTGACGGTATCGCTGCATCGGCTGCATCGGTGATTGCGATGGCAGGAAGTACGGTGCTGATGAGCCCGGTGTCCATGATGATGATTCATAATCCGGCAACGATTGCATTTGGTGACCACACCGATATGCAGAAAGCGATTGATTTGCTGAATGAAGTAAAGGAATCCATTATCAATGCGTATGTGATTAAGACGGGTTTGTCCCGTGCAAAGCTGTCGCACCTGATGGATGCGGAAACGTGGATGAATGCAAACAAGGCAATGGAGCTTGGGTTTGCGGATGGAGTGATTCAGAGAGAGCAGAATACAGAAACGGTTGCTTCGGAGGAAGTGACAGGGGAGAGCATCGTGAAGGATGAGGGCGAAAGCCGTAATCCGGAGGCGGTGCTTTTTTCACGCAGAGCTGTGAACAATGCTCTTTTGAATAAGCTGGAGAAACATTACTCCGGCGAAAAGAAAACGGTGTCGGAGCAGGCGGAAATTCCTGTAACGGCAGGCTGTTCTGCAGAGAAACTGAGGGAACGGCTGGAGAGATTAAAAAGATTGGTTTAGAAGGAGGATACTACCATGACAATGAAGGAATTAATTGAAAAGAGAGCAAAGCTGTGGGAAGCAACAAAGAATTTTGTGGACACCCACGAGAATGAAAATGGTGTGCTTTCCGCAGAGGATACTGCCACCTACAACAGAATGGAGCAGGAGATTGAAGACCTGACCAATGCCATTGACCGTCAGCAGAGAGCGGAGAAAAGAGAGGCGGAGCTTAGCAAGCCTGTTAATTCTCCGTTAACCGGAAAGCCGTATGTGGGCGAAAAGGGAGCGGAAAAGACCGGCAGGGCATCCGATGCGTACAAGGGCGCAATGCTTGGTGCGATGCGTTCTAACTTCCGTAACGTGTCCAACGTTTTGCAGGAAGGTGTGGATTCTGACGGCGGTTATCTTGTTCCGGAGGAATATGACCGCAGACTTATTGATGTGCTTGAGGAAGAGAACATCATGAGAAGACTGGGCACCAAGATTGTGACCAGCGGCCAGCACAAGATTAACATTGCGGCTTCCAAGCCTGCTGCAGCATGGATTGAAGAGGGCGGCACTCTTACCTTTGGTGACGCAACCTTTGACCAGATTTATCTGGATGCCCACAAGCTGCATGTGGCAATCAAGGTTACGGAAGAGCTGTTGTATGACAGTGCATTCAATCTGGAGAACTATATTATCAACATGTTTGGTAAGGCTCTGGCGAATGCGGAAGAGGATGCGTTCCTTAACGGTGACGGTACCGGAAAGCCGACCGGTATTTTTGCAGCGACCGGTGGTGGCAACGTGCAGAACAGCCTGACGGCGGCACTTAAGTCCGACGATCTTCTTGATTTCGTCTACGGCTTAAAGCGTCCGTACCGTAAGAATGCGTCTTTTATTATGAATGATGCGACTCTGGCATCCATCCGTAAGTTAAAGGATAACAACGGTGCATATATCTGGCAGCCGTCTTATCAGGCAGGCGAACCGGACAGAGTGCTCGGTTATGCTGTAAACACTTCTGCCTATGCGCCGAAGAATGCGATTTCCTTTGGTGACTACAGCTACTACAACATCGGCGACCGTGGTACCCGTTCCTTTGCAGAACTCCGTGAGCTGTTTGCAGGAAACGGCATGGTTGGTTTTGTGGCGAAGGAACGTGTGGATGGTAAGCTTGTGCTTCCGGAAGCAGTACAGATTCTTAAGCTCAAGACGGATGCTACTGCGTAGTAGGAGATGGAGGGTGGTGCCGTTAATTTACGGCACTGCCCGATTATGAAGATGAGGTGGTTGGAATGGTAACGCTGGAGGAAATGAAAGGGTATCTTAGGGTGGATTTTGAAGAGGATGATGCTTTTATTGAAGGGCTGATTGTTTCTTCCACGAAGCTGTGTATGGATATTGCCCGGTTGGATAAGAAGACCTTTGAGAAGGAAGCATCGAATAAGATTGCCGTGATGTATGCGGTGGCTTACCAGTATGAACACCGGGAGGATGCAGACCATCACAAACTTGTCCTGACCCTCCGGGCGTTGCTGTTCGGGGTTCGTAAGGAGGGATTCTGATGGACATTGCAGCGATGAATGTGAGGATAACATTTCAGAAGCAGGATGTTATGGTGGATGAAATCGGGAACCGGAGCAACGAGTGGACGGATTATTATTCATGTTTTGCCACCATCAGTAATTCTTCCGGAAAGACGGACACGGAATCAGAGGGAGCCGGAACGACACTGGATGAACTGGATATCGGTTTTACGGTGCGGTTCTGTCAGAAGACTTTTGCGGTGAACAGTACCGGATATCGGATTGTATGGAACGGGGATGTGTATAACATCGTGAAGGTGGATTACCTTAACATGAAGAAGCGGGGACTTAAGTTTCGGTGCAGAAAGGTGGAACGGTAACCATGGGAAGGAATTGTGCTATCGGTGATTTGTCCGATGTGATTATGGAAGGACTGGAGGAATATGCAGCCCTTGCCACGGATGATATGAAGAAAGCTGTCCGGAAAGCCGGTACTTCCTTACGAAAGGATATCAGCGAACATGCACCGGAGAAAACAGGAAAATATGCAAAGAGCTGGACGGCAAAAAAGACAAAGGAAACGTCCACAACTTTGGAGTACACGGTGCATTCCAAGGACCGGTACCAGCTGGCGCATCTTCTGGAGTATGGGCATGCAAAGCGGAACGGTGGACGGACGCAGGCGCAGCCACATATCGCACCTGCAGAAGAGGCGGCAGTGAAACAGTTGGAAAATGAGATTGCGAAAGCGTTGGGAGGGCGATGATGGAAGAACTGGTACAAATGTTACAGGAGATTGGACTTCCTTTTGCCTACGACCATTTCGCAGAGGGAGAGAGTCCGAAGCCTCCGTTTATATGTTATCTGCTTCCCGGCAGCAATAATTTTGCGGCAGACGGGAAGGTGTATTTTCATATCAGCGAGGTACGAATAGAACTTTATACGGATAAGAAGGATTTATCCGTGGAAAACAAGGTAACGGCTGTGCTGGATGAGCACGGCATTTTTTATAACAGGAGCGAAGTATGGATTGCATCAGAAAAGCTCTACGAAGTAATTTTTCAGATGGAGGTATGAGCGATGACGAAGAACAAGGTCAAATTTAATATTTGCAACGTGCATTATGCACCGCTTACCGTGACAGAAGACGGGATTGTGACATATGCAGCTCCGGTTCCGTTACCGGGTGCGGTGTCCATCAGCCTTGACCCGACCGGTGAGCCGGAGTCCTTTTATGCAGATGGTATTGAGTATTATATCATCAATAACAATCAGGGTTATGATGGTGATTTGGAAGTGGCGATGATTCCGGAGACATTCCGCACGGATATCTTAAAGGAAGAGGCAGATAGTAACAACGTTCTTGTGGAGAATGCAAACAGTGAGACCGGACGCTTTGCGTTGCTGTTCGAGTTCGATGGCGATGTAAAGAAAATCCGCCACGTACTGTATAACTGCTCTGCAAGCCGTCCGACCATTGAGGCAAAGACCAATGAAGAGGATAAGGAAGTGCAGACGGAAACACTTACCGTTAAGGCAAGACCGCTGGCAAGTGGTTATGTCAAGGCAAAGACCGGTGATAACACTACGGATGCCGTTTATAAGAACTGGTACAACGAAGTTTATGAACCGGTGGTGCAGGGAACGGAAACGGGAGATGTAACCGAAGGTGATTCCGGGGAAGAGTCCGGTGACGAAGGAACTGCATAGTGGAGGTAGCGTATGAGTATTATCAGAAAGATTGAGATTGATGGGAAGCAGGTGGCATTCAAAGCGAGTGCCGCCATTCCCCGTATTTACCGTTTGAAGTTTCAGAGGGACATCTACAAGGATTTGCGTTCTCTGGAGCGGAGTGTGGGTGACGGAAACGAGGAAAACTCCAATCTGGACTTATTCAGTCTGGAGATGTTTGAGAACATCGCTTTTGTGATGGCGAAGCATGCAGACCCTTCCATTCCGGATACACCGGAGGATTGGCTGGATGGATTTAATACCTTTTCTATTTATCAGGTGTTACCGGAGCTGATTGAGCTTTGGGGCTTGAACGTAAAGACGGATGTTCAGGCTAAAAAAAAATTCGACCAACTGAAAGGGAAATGACCACTCCGTTATTTCTCCTTCGGTGCGTACAATTGGGCTTGTCGATGGCAGACTTGGAGCTGCTGTCGATAGGCCTGATTAATGATATGTATGCGGAGAACAGCAATGATGATTGCAAGTATGCGACACTGGCAACGCAGGAAGATTTTGATAGGTTTTGATTGAGAAAAATGCATTTTTGTAGTATGATATTCTCGTGGGTGAAAGCTCACGAGAATTTGAATTTTTCGAGCGGATAATTCAATTTGTATCAATGGCAACAAAGACAGATGTCATTTACGAAAATATAAAGACAAAGGATGAATTATTATGCGAAGCATTACAATTGACTGGTCATATCCGATGGAAATAGACAATATTTTGGCTGATGAGCGTATGTCGGATATCGGGATCTATTACATAACACGCAATTTTGGTGGACATATTTCTGATTTATACGTTGGAAAAACTATTCATAGTTATAAAAGTCGTTTAGAAGCTCATTGGTGGTATTGGTTAGATAATTACCGAGGAAAAAAATATGTAAGATTAGGTACGATTGTTAAGCCCAAAAGCATATCAGAGGAAGATATGAAGCAGCTAATAAACGATGCAGAAGCTACTTTGATATATTGTTTGAGTGACCAGTTGATACATAATACTATGTGTACTGTTTCTTGTAATCCATCACAACGCTTGAAAATCATAAATTCTGGGTTTAGAGGGAATATTCCAACAGAAGTTTACATTCCAGCAGAAGAATGGATTGAATAGAACTATATAACTATATAAAGCGTAATTTGCAGGAAACAGAAAATTTTAGTTCTATGGAGAGATAAGTATAATAATCGAATAGGGTTACATATGGCATCTGTCAAACGGCAGGTGCCTTTTTCATGCACAAAAACAGGAAGAATGGTGATTTTTATGAGCGAAAATAAGGATTGGACAGGGAATTATAACAGCATCTATAAGGTGTTGGGGGCTTCCAATCATTCAGATATAGAGAGGCAATGTCACGATTATTATGCGACGGAGCCGAAAGCAACGGAGTTATTGTTGGAAGTAGAGCAGTTTGCTCCGGTTGTATGGGAATGTGCCTGTGGCGAAGGTCATATGGCAAAGGTTCTGGAAGCAAAGGGTTATGAAGTTATCAGTACGGATTTGGTATATCGGGGATTTGGCGAAGAAACGCCGGTGGATTTTTTACAGGAGCGCATCGGTGATTTTGAGGGAGATATTGTTACAAATCCTCCGTACAAATATGCGTTAGAGTTTGTGGAACGGGCTCTGGAGATAATTAAGCCCGGAAGAAAGGTAGCGATGTTTTTGAAACTGCAATTTCTTGAGGGAAAGGGAAGGAAGAAGTTCTTTCAGAAGCATCCGCCGAAGACAGTATATGTGAGTTCTTCCAGACTGATATGTGCGATGAACGGAGAGTTTAAGAAATATTCTTCCAGTGCGGTGGCGTATGCATGGTTTGTGTGGGAGAAAGGATTTCACGGAGATCCGGTTATAAAGTGGATTAATTAACGAGCAGAAATGCTCTTTTTTTATGCTTGAAAATGGGAGGTGATGGACGTGTCAAAGAGAATACAGGGTATTACGGTTGAAATCGGCGGTGATACCACGAAGCTTACCACTGCTCTTAAAAAAGTGAATGGTGAGATTAAGAATACGCAGTCACAGCTGAAGGATGTGGAGAAGTTATTAAAAATTGACCCGTCCAATACGGAACTGCTTTCGCAGAAGCAGAGGCTGCTTAATGAGGCAGTGGAGGAAACAAAGGAAAAGCTGGATGCCTTAAAGAATGCCAGTGAACAGGCGAATGTCGCTTTGGAGCAGGGGACGATTACCAAGGAACAGTATGACGGGCTGCAGAGAGAAATCATTGAGACAGAAAATGCTTTGGAAAGTCTGGAGTCGCAGGCGAAAGAGTCAGCAACAGCGGTTCAGCAGATTGCGAATGCAGGTTCTGGTATGCAGAGCCTCGGTTCATCCGTGGAAAGTGTAGGAAAAGCAATGATGCCTGCATCTGTTGCGGTAACCGGAATCGGAGTTGCAGGGCTTAAGGTGGCTACGGACTTTGAAAAGGCGATGTCCGGTGTTCAGGCGATTACCGGAGCAACCGGGGATGATTTTGAACAGCTGCGGAATACAGCAATCGACCTTGGAGCAACGACTGCATTTTCGGCAGGCGAAGTTGCGGAAGCGATGATTGAAATGGCAAAGGCCGGTTGGTCTACAGCGCAGATTATTGATGGCATGGCTGGTGTGTTGGATGCAACAGCTGCTTCCGGGGAAGGTCTGGGTTCGGTAGCGACGATTGTTGCGGATGCCATTACCGGTTTTGGTATGGAAGCAAAGGATTCTGCGAGGGTGGCTGACCTGTTAACACAGGCGGCTAATTCCGGTACTATCGGGATTACCGATTTGGGAGAATCCTATAAGTACGTGGCTCCTATGGCACAGTCCATGGGATTGTCCATTGAAGATGTGACCACGGCGATATCTGCTATGTCTATGGCAGGTATCAAGGGTTCACAGGCAGGTACTTCCTTAAGAACAATGCTTGCCAATCTCACAAACTCATCAGAAACGGTGGGAAAGGCAATTGCAGCTTTAGGAATTGAGATAACAAATACGGACGGTACATTTAAGTCCTTGGATGAAATTATTGCAATCCTTCGTACCAGCTTCTCCGGATTGACGGATGAAGAACGGGCATATTATGCCGCAGCTTTGGCAGGAAAAGAAGGTATGTCCGGGCTGATTTCGATTCTTAACCTGACGCAGAGTGAATATGATGCGCTGACGGCTTCCATGAATAACTGTACCGGTATTGCAGGGCAGACGGCATCGGTGATGCAAGATAATCTGCAGAACAAGGTGGAACAGCTTGGGGGTGCATTGGAATCCCTGGCAATCAAACTTGCGGATTATGTGATTCCGTTTATCACAAGTATGACGGAAAAGCTGACTTCCATGATTGAGGCATTTACGAATCTGAATCCGAATGTACAGCAGGCGATTCTTGTGATTGGTGGTATCGTTGCGGTAGCGGGACCGGTACTCATTGTGGTGGGGAAAATCATTTCCTCGGTCGGTACGATTTTGACTTTGCTTCCGAAGCTGGCAGGTTTTATCAGCACGGTGAAAACGGCATTTATGGCACTGAATACCACCATGCTTGCCAATCCGATTATGCTGATTATCACAGCGATTACGGCTCTGGTTGCTGCTTTTATCTATCTTTGGAACAACTGTGACGGGTTCCGTCAGTTCTGGATTGATTTGTGGGAGAAAATCAAAGAGGTATTCAACAATATCAAAGAGTTTATTACCGGATTTGCGAAAAAAGCATTCGAGTGGGGCAAGGATTTGGTGATGGGCTTGGTTAACGGAATTAAAAATTGCATCGGAACCGTGGGTGATGCGGTGAAGGGCGTGGCAGAGAAAATCAAGTCCTTCTTACACTTCTCGGTACCGGATGAAGGTCCGCTTACGGAGTATGAATCTTGGATGCCTGACTTCATGAAAGGACTGGCAAGAGGTATTGAGAGAAGCAAGGGGCTTGTGGCTGATGCGGTTGACGGACTGGCGGCAGATATGGTTATCAGTCCGACTGTAACGGCAAGCAGTATACAGGCGGCACAGATGGAACAGAGAGATGCGTTCTCCGGTATTCTTACCGGAATCCAGAGTGCAGTGGGTGCATTGCAGAATCCACAGCAGAGTGTCGGTAATATTTCCATTCCGGTGTATATCGGCGGAACACTGTTAGATGAAGTTGTTGTGAATGCACAGAACCGGCAGAACTTAAGGTCAGGAGGAAGATAAGATGGCATTTATACAGTATTTGAATATCAACGGGGAAGACATTCCGATGCCGACTTCTTATTCTCTTGAACTGGAGGATGTGGAGGCAGAGAGCTCCGGGGAAACGGAAGCAGGTACCACACAGAGGGATGTTATCCGAAGCGGTGTGGTGAACATTGCAGTTTCCTTTTTGTTGAGTGCAAAGTGGCTCCGGAAGATGTCAGAGTATCGGAGGCAGGCAAGGCTTCGGGTAAAGTATTTTGATACGGAGAAGTTACAGCTTGCAGAAACGGAAATGTTTATTGAGAAGTTTAAGGCGGAACTGGAGAAGGACACCTCTGCAAAGAGTTTGTGGAAGGTGTCTTTTTTGTTGAGGGAATTTTAATAAGGGGGTGTTCGCTTGTACCAAGTGAGTGAAGCATTCCTGCAGGCGGTGCAGGAGAACACGAGACATTATTATTGGAAGGGAACTATCACAACTGCCTTGGGTACAGTATATGAGTTTGGCAACGAAGATATTTTGAAAGGGAGCGGCTATATCGTAAACCAGTGCTGCTCGGATAATGAGATGTCTCTTGGAAGCGTGTACGCTGCAGAACTGGGATTGACGCTTCGTTCCAAACTTGACCGTTATTCCTTAGAGGGAGCAGTGGTTTATCTGGAATATTTCTTGGAGGTTGCTGACAGTACATACGAAAATATCCCTATCGGATATTACGAGATATGTGAGGCGAATGTGACACCGAATTATGTGGCTTTGAAAGCATATGATTTCATGCTCCGGTTTGATAAAACCTGTAGCAAGAACCTGATGAACGGTACGGCGTTTGATATGCTGAGCCTTGCCTGTGGTCAGTGCGGTGTGGAGCTGCAGCATACGTTGGAAGAGATGGAGCAGTGGCCGAATGCAACAACGGTACTCAGCCTGTATCCGGAGAATGATGTGGAAACGTGGCGTGATGTGATTTATTACATTGCACAGCTGCTTGGGTGTTTTGCCACCATAAATCGAAACGGCAGACTGGAATTAAGGCATTATGGAAGAACACCTGCCATGACGGTCTCTGCGAAACAGAGATATTCCAGCTCCTTTTCTGATTTTGCAGTGAAGTACACAGCTATCCGGGCAGTGAATCAGAAAACGGATGTCAGTGAGTATTATGCACTGGAGGAAGATGATGGTTTGACCATGACGCTTGGAAGCAATCCATTCCTGCAGTACATGGTGGATGAGCAGAAGAAACAGATGCTTGAAAACATTCTGCAGGCAGTATCGCAGATTGATTATATCCCGTATGAAGTGGTTACCATCGGAAATCCGGCATTGGAGCTTGGAGATGTATTGGTATTTACAGATGGTCAGGCAGACAGTGAGAAGCTGCATTGTCTGACCTATATGCACTTGGATATCAATGGCAGACAGAAGTTAAAGGGTGCCGGAAAGAATACACAGATTGCCAATTCGAAGTCAAGGAGCGACAAGAATATTACCGGGCTGTTAAATCAGATTGAGTCCAGTACGACGGTTGCACAGTCGTATATCAATGCTTCGGAGTATGCGGTGCTGGATGCACTTACAAAGATTATCAGTATTGATGTGGTAACGGCAGAGGATACCTTTGTACAGTTTCATGCGACAATACTGACAGAGATTGAGGCGGAAAGCAGTGCAGTGGTGGAACTGGTGTATGAGCTGAACGGAAATACCATAACCGGACATCAGCCAATGCAGACAGTGGCGGCAGGGCATCATGTGATTACTTTGTTCTTCCCGTTTGATGAACTGGCGGCAAATACGGTAAATGAAATCCGTATCAGTATGAGGGTGACCGGAGGAAGTGCTAAGATTGCCCGGAACGGTATTGTGGCAGCTGTGTATGGACATGGTATTGTGGTTTCCGGTGAAGCGGAATGGGATGGAACCATCAATGTAAGCGACTATATCCGGGTGATGTCCGGAGGGTTTGCAGCGGTTCCTGTGGTTGGAGATGTGTTCTCCGGTATGCAGGTAGAACAGATTTATCCGTCTGCTGACTGTATTCCAATGGGGCATACAGGCTTTGATATTGTCCGGGTGGAAGGAGAGGTAACGGAGCGGTCGCTTCGGGATGATGAAAGAGGCGGGCTGCAGGAGCAGATGAGAACCTGCAGCCTTGGTTATGGCATGGTGTCATG